CACTTCAACAATATGTTTCATAATCTTTATATCTCACTGATTAATATCAGTTAATAGCCATTTCACACCATGCAAACCAGTGATTATTGATACACCGATTGATATACGGATTATCGCACAAATCCGAAAAGAAGCGATAGCATGAGTACGATAGAAAGCGGGCGAGTATACAGCATTCCTTAAAGGAATAAAAAAAGCCCCATCAGGGGCTCGTTGAGAGGTACCTTACAGGTGCAGTCAATTTTATAGGCAGGACATCGCCATTTTACCCCAAGGGTTTCCGTACCCGGCTGTAAAAGCGTGCATTTTTACCTCTGAGCCCTCACCATCAGCATTCACAAGGGCAACAACTGAAGCGCCTACGTCAGAAACTGATACCACTATTCTGTAGCCCGTTTCAGTTTCCATTGCTACTGCTGATGGGTTCAGATCTGACATTTTTGGCGCTAAACAGCGAACCACCTCAGCTGGTTTTTTTGGGCTTTTACCAGTGAAAATTGGAGGTTTGCTTGTAATCGTATCAACTGAACAACCAGCCAATAAAATTGATGCTACGAACAAGGTAATTTTCTTTCTCACGTCATCCCCTACTTAATGTTTTAGTCCAACCGTATAACGAGTATGCAGGCTTAATTGATAGTGTTTGGCGAATGGATAAATGACTCTTTGTTTTTCTCCAGCTGCGCCTTCATATGCTCACACCAACCGGCAAAAATAGCTTCATCTGTACCAGGGTAAGCTGTCAGAAAGCACATAAGTATTTCGTCGGTGAGTTTGTCCTGCTGATCCCAGTCAACAATGAACTGTCTAAACAGAGCGTAAGCCTTCGCCGGGTCCCTGTTCTGCCATGTCTCCACAACGTTATCGAAAGGAGGAACGATGTAAGTTACCTCCACCGGCAACGGCTCGTATTTCGTCGGTATCAACACCTCTCGGGTAAATACCTCACCTTCTGGCCAGAGCTGCACCTGATTTGTCAAAGCTGATCCTCCACATAGATACCCGCCGATATGATTGCACCGCCGATACGGCGCTTTCCATATAGCAATGGTACCGGATAACCCTGTGCAGCAGTATTCGTTACGCCGCCAAATGCGTATGAAGCCTTATTATCCGCACTTTGTTTGCTTGCAAGCCCGGTAGGTTGTGGAGAAAGTAATTGCACAACACCGCCCGCAATCATAGCCGCGCCGAGTTTCCAGGCAACGGGGCCCCACGTGCCGCCGCCCCATGCCTGACCAACCGTAACCCCAATTGCCCCTACCACCACCAGTACCGCGCCGAGAATAGTTTGTAACATCCCTGCTTTTTTACTTCCAATTACCACCGGCACGATATGAATCTCGCGCCCATTGTTCGGAAATTCCAGGTCATCTGCTCCAATGTTCTTTTTCCCGACATAAATCGCGTACGTTAAACCGCGAGCCCTGCTTGTATTCATGTATTTTTCGAATCCGGGAATCGTTACGGCCAGAGCCCGGAAAGCCTCATGCGTAGTCCGCACCAGGCGCTGGTGAGTTCTACCGAAGGTTTTGCCGAGTGGGCCAAACATACGGATGGTCGCAAGTGTTTCATTGTTAGCTGTATTCATCTTTCTACTCCTGTCAGATACCGTTAAATGTCGCCAGCCGTTGTTTGTGGCTGTCGCTCATATCGAAAGCAAAATCCTCATGCTCAGCCTGGAAGGTGCCGAACGCCATCAGCGCGGATACAGCCGGGTCTATCTTGTTGGAGGATTTCTTCTTGTTGGGCTTAATGTTGGCGTTGGCATCCGTCTCCATCACCACGTTACCAATCGCCCAGGACAGAACTGGATCGCCGCGATGGCGCACTACTCTGCGGTTAACGAACACCTCAAAGGATTTCGCTACCGGACTGAATTTGAGATAGGTTTGCGGGAACGGCTCCACATCGAGGCCCGCCCCCTGTAGCTGGGTGCGCAGGTGCGTGGCGTTCCACGTATCGAAGCCCACCAGCCGGATATTGAAGGTTTCAGCGTCGCGCAGAATATCGTCACGAATGCGGTCATAGTCGATGCAGTCGCCGGGTGTGGTGCGTATCCATCCCGCTTTTACCCACTGGCGGTAGATGGCGCGGTTTTTGTTGGCGACGTTAAGCAGCTGCGCTTCCGGCAGATAATGACGGGTAAGGAGTCTGATCTCCCTGTCGAACGGGAACGCATAGCTTACGCTGGTGATGTCGCTGGTAGAGGACAGGTCAAACCCGGCATAACACTCCATTCCGGCCAGATCGTCTTCGGTATAGTCGAGCGCACAGGCATCCCATGCACCGGCGCCCATCCACGGCGTGGAGCCCTGACACCAGATATTGAAACGTTTGGTCAGCATTTCGACCCACTGCGACGGTATGCCCCGCGCTTTCTGGATGGTGGATTCCAGTTTCGCCGCGTCAACGGACACATGCAGATTAGGGTTGGCCTTGATCCACATTTCCGGCTGCTCAACCTCGCTTTCGTCGTCCAGCTCGTAGATCAGGACAAACAGCGAGTCATTGCTCTCTTCCCCGGCCAGAATCTGGCAGCAGTAGTCATAATGCTGTTTACAGGCAGAGACAACGTTACTCCCGGCTGTCGTGATGGCGAACAAAATCGCCTCCGGACGTGCGCCCATACCCAGCTCAAGGGCGGAATAAACGCCGTTATCCGGGTGAAGGTGGTACTCATCGACAATCGCCAGGCTGGGGTTAGTCCCCTCAATGGTGGCCGCTTTCGCCGCCAGCGGCTTTAACAGGCTGTTGCTCTTCGGGAAAATGACCTTATGCGCCTGAATATTGACGCGTTTTTTCAGCGGTTTTGACAGCAGGCACATCTGGCGGGCATCGTCGAACACGATTCGGGCCTGATCCCGGCTCACCGCCGCCGTGTAGATATCCTGCTGCCCCTTCTCCATTACCAGAAACCAGTTTGCCAGCATGGCGGCTACAGTGGATTTGGCGTTCTTGCGCGGCACCTCAATAAAGGCGCTGCTGTACTTGCGGCGGCCTGACTCCCTGACTTTAAAGCCCAGAAGGTTAGCAAAGGCGAACTGTTGCCACGGCTCCAGCTCGATAGGCTGGCCCCGCAGCGGGCCTTTGACGTGTGGACAGAGCCGGGAGAACGCGATAAACCGCTCTACGGTCGCCGTATCAAACTCATAACGGGGGTCATTCAGGTCTGAAAAGTACCTTTCCACGGCCTGTTTTACGCGCTTACAGGCCGGAATTTCACCGGATTTAATGGCGTTTGCGTAATCATTCCAGACGGTCAAGCTCGTCCTCCTCTTCCGTTTCTACCGGATTACGGCGACGGCTTACCGGATCAAAGCCCAGCAGCGACGACATTTTTATGAGAATTTTTTCGGCATCCGCTTTTGCGCTCAGTGCCGGGTTACGGCTTTCACCGCCCTGGCTGTTCACTATGCTGAATCCCCGCGTGGCAAGGTCTTCCACGGCTTTGCGGTACATTGAGTAATTGACGCAGTACAGCTCAAGGTTGTTCCAGTCGGCAGGCGTCAGATCCCCACGCTCCGCCAGCTGCTTCGCCTTTGCTTTCCACTGCTGCGCCGCGATTTCATCAAGGTAGGCGGGCGGTTTGGGTGGTCTTGCCATAACTTACTGTTTTCCTGTCTGTTTTATTTTCAAAAAAATCACCGTGCGTAAAAATTTGAGGGGGCGGGTGGTTCCTCGCCCGGAGGGGTTTGTCCTAAAAACCTCCCCCACCCCGTCCATGCGCCCTGTCAGCGGTTGCGGAAGCATTCCATAAGCTCCCGGTCACGCTGGCTCATGCGCTTTGCTGCGGGCTTCGTGTGCGCTCTCTGTCTGGCTGGTTGCCATGCCTCGCGCTGCTTTATCAGCCCACTAATCAGGCGCTGCTGTTCCTGCTCAGTCATTGTTTGCCTCATAGATCCAGTCGGTGCGATGACGTGCTGCTTCTTCCTGCTCACGGAACTTACCGGCTTTACGCTGCTGCTTAGTCACCGGGTCTGTTGTGGTTGTCTTCCGGCCATGACAGGCAGCACATAACGACTGGTGATTACTGGCGGGCCAGAACAGCACATCGGCCTCACCCTCGATAGGGATGATGTGATCGACGATAGTTGCCGATGTATAGACGCCAGCCTTGAGACAGTGGACACACAGCGGATTAGCTTTCAGAAAATGACGACGGTATTCGCCCCAGCGGTTGGAGTAACCGCGCTCTGTTCGTGTACCTCTTCGGCTGTCGCTTTGTCGGCGAGCATCCCGCTTATGCTCATCACACTTGCCGGATTTCACCCGCTTATTACATCCCGGCTCATTGCACCGGCGTAGTGGTTGCCACGGCATCAGTACACCCCCACATCTCGGTAGACAGACCACAACGCAGAGACAGCCATCGGTATCTCTTTGGCGTCGGTATCACCAATCATCGTGCGGTACTCGTACAACTGAGATACGTACATCAGACAGCCAATCTTGATAGCTGGCGTAAACTCCAGCCCGTTATCAAACCGCTTGCCGATATGCTTCTGGCAAACCTCCAGCGCCGCATCGATGTACGCCTGTATCAACGTATCTTCGTAATCATCATCAATACGGCAATGCAGCTTTGCTTCATCCAGGGTGATTTCTGCTGTCATTTTTCCGTTCCTGTCTTGCAGAGAATTTCCAGCCGGGTACCTTCCGAATCAGGAATAGGAGGCCCGATAATATTGAGAGTGCTGCCAGCAAACGGGCCAGTAAGCACTTTCAGACGGTTGGCTGCGGTAATATCACGGCGGAAACGCACCCAAACGCGGATCGTCGCTTCGGCAACCTCGGCACCTGACGCCATTAACTCTCGGCCACTGATCCCCTTAACCTCAGCCCATATGGTTTCCCCGTCTTCCCAGACCTGAACAACCTGACCGGACGGCTCCCTGTGGGTAGTGAATACCCGAATAGTGACGCGGCTTCTCAGCCCCCCGGCTCTCATGCGTCACCTTCCTTGCCGTCTTTGCTGATCTTCACTTCCTGCTTCCATGCCTGGCTGAATTCGTCACCACCTTCACGCGGCGGCATCCCCTCACGTTCACGGGCTTCGTTCGGGTTCATGATCCCGTTCTTAATGCCGCGCTCATAAGTGGCATAACGTTCGGTTGGCGTGGCGCGGAGAAGGTCAGCAGAGTCAAACTCCACCTGATAGCGGGTTCCCGGAACGGGAGAGGCCACCAGCAGCGCAGATTTGATTTGTTGTTCGAAGTTAGCCAGCCACGGGCGCATGGTCATGGTGAGAAAGGCGCGGCTCGCTTCGCTGAAATTGCTGTAGGTGCTGTTGCTGTATTCCTGCAAGAAGATGGGCGACACGTTGAACATGCGGGCAATGTCTTCAATGGTGAAGCGACGGGAGGCCAGCCATTCGGCATCCTGATTGCTCATGCCAAGCTGCTTGTAGTCCATGCCACCTTCAAGGATCGGCGTTTTCCCGGCGTTTCTGGCACCTTTGTAGCGCTCCAGTGCGTCCAGAGCCTGTTTGCCCTTCACGCTGTCGAGCCACTCAGCAGTAGTGACCACGCCAGCCGCCATCATGCCATCTTTCATAATGCTGGCACCGTGGCGCTGCTGGGCCAGACCTAACCCCAGCGCCTCACGGCAGGTGGTGATCGGCGAGCGCCCCAGAAAACCATCATCGGTCGAGTAACGCAGGTGCAGGATCTCTTCTTGCAAGTAGGTGCGCACAGCCCCGGTAAACGGTTCAGTAATGGTGTATTTGTATTTATGCTGGCCGATACGCTCAGGAACAACCGCTCCCGGCGCATACGGGTGCAGGGATTGCGGCTGGCCGTCGCGGCCCCACTGGATCACCGCATAGGCGTTACCATTCAGCAGACAATGGCGCATCATCGTGCGTTTAAACTGGTAAGGTGTCTGGCAGTCGTTCGGCTGCTCGTTCAGCAGAAAATCCACCGGATGATTGCTCAGCCATTCTCGCGCCTCACGCCCGTTATCATTACGCACGCGGTAGAGGTAGCAGGGCATTGTTGCTACCGCCTCACTGATAACTGATACGGCGTTCATGACCGCCGGCAGAGATTCCGCAGTACCCGCAGACACATACTCGCCTGATCCGGTATTTGGAATCCCTGCCATCGCCAGAAATTCATCAATGGTCATGCTGCGCTGCTCAGAGGGTTCAGACTTACGGCCAAACGGCCAGATATTCCACATATCAGAGCCCCGCTAATTCAGCCCAGCGGCGACGGTTATCGCCAGCGCGGCACAGTTCAGGATGTTGGGAGAAAAGCGAACGGTGCGCGATTTCCACTCCAGACTCAGGATAAGCAGGCATAGAGGTAACGGTAATCTCCCGCAGTTCGGCTGCGGTAACAGTGCGCAGGTATGGAGACTGGCCGATATCCCACGCCTCTTTCAGCGCCCGGAAACCAAAGCTCATGCCGGAGATATCCCCACGCTCCACCAGCTCCAGCACATCGTTACCAAGCTGGGTATTCGGCGGGGTCAGCTCGAAGCGCAGCCCGGTATCGTCTTCGGACAGCACCAGCGTGCCGGATTTAGTGCGGCCCAGCAGCTGGGTATAGTTATGCTCGTACAGCGCACGCACATCGCTACCGGATGCCAGGCTGTCTTTAAACGCTCCCGGCGCAAACTGCTCGCGGAACTCGTCCCAGATAATTTCAGAGAGACTGTTCCAGCGCACGGCATAGCCCACCAGCTTTTTGTTGCTGGCGCTCACTTCGGAGGTACGGATTTCAAAATCGATTGTTTTCATTACTGGACTCCACAGAGGGCAAAAAGGGGCCGTAGCCCCTTAAACGTCAAATCAGGAACCGGAGCCGGAAAGCTCAAGCACCTTGATGGCGTTGGAGTCCACCACGCCGCCGCCCAGGTATTTATCGGTATGCACCTTGTAGAAACCCGGTTCGGTGATGTTGTCAGGGCGGGTACGCACGCCAGTGGTGTGATCCACGATGAAATAGCCGCGCTTGAAGTCGCCTACCGCGAGGAATGCTTTACCTGCCTCCGCATCCGGCATGGTTTCCAGATACTGAACAGGACGGCCCAGCAGCGTATCGGGAGAACCGGCAACCAGACGATCGCGCCAGATGTAATCCCCGTTGCCGTTTTTCAGCTTTTGCAGTTTGGCTGCGGTGTTGGAGTTCATCACCCATACGGCGTTTTTGCGGTATTTGGCTTTCAGCTTATACAGCAGGTCGATCAGGCCATCAGAGGAAACGTCAGCCGCTTCCATCTTCTCCAGCGTACCGAACGGACGGGTTTTGTCGGCAGTGGCCGCGCGAGGGTAAGACAGGAAGCCACCAGCAGGGAAGGATGCTC